ACATGACCTGACATCTTAACAAATAGCACAAGCAGTTCTTCTAACAAGTGTCCGTACAAGAACTTAATATGTGTAGCTTCATCAGGCATGTGCTTTTGTTTGTCTGCTAAAGACACACGAGACTCGTACCACAGCTTCCTTGCTGGGTGACCTATGTTAGACATCCTTAAACCAGTTGACTGCTTGTGAGGCAGTGCCCAGCTTCTGACAGCCTTCTTAATATTCTCACCGAACTCGTCTATGTATTCATCAGATATCTTTAGTGCTTTTCCTTTGGATAGATTTGATAATGCTTTATAGATATCAGTTACTAAAGTATCTAAAGTTAAGTTCGCCTTGGTGTTTGATTTCTTTGTCATTAGCTGTCTCGTCTGTGTGTTCATTTAAAACCTGTACTGCTTCGGATAGTAGCACATTAAACCACTCACCTGCTACACTATTAGCTATTTTTTTAAGTTTAGAATGTATCTTTCTTTCTGCTACGCGCCTGTCATTTGTAGCAATATAATGCTCCAGTTTAAAATCACGTAGTGGTGTGGTTGTCTGATAGCTGTTGTACCTATCGTTAATGTCAGCAGCCATCCCTACCTTGTACCAGTCTTTCCATGCTGGGTTAGATAAGATATAGACGTAACCTTCTTTAGTTAGTTTATACTTTGGTAAAGATTCAAAGGCAGCCTCCTGAAAAGATTTATAATGCCCCGGCTTCTGTAAAATATGATTGATAGCTACATACTTACCTTTGATGAACATCCTTTTTTTATTCCTTAGCGCATGTGCTTCTGGATTATCTTTGTAATAGTAAGGCTTACCTGTCTTAGGGTTAATCTCCGAATCACTATTAATGTGTTTCACTCCAGTCATCTCCTATTTTATATTCACCATTAAGAGGGCAGTTAAGTTTTAAAGCTTTACCAGCTTCTATAATAGACTCGACACCTAGTCTGCCTACTAGATCAGCATGTTCTGCTATGACCTCTATCTGCCACTCATCGTGTACGTTGGCTACAAAGTGAGCATCTATATCTTTGATCTTATCAGCTAAGATAACCAATGCTTTCTTCATAGTGATTGCACCTGCCCCCTGTAGCAGAGAGTTAAGTGCTGCGTGTTCACTACGGATATATATCTTGCGACCATCTATACTCTTTAGATGACCTGTTGCAGCTGCTCCGCTAACTTTATCTTTAAGATGTGCAAATGATGGGAGATTATCAAAGAATGATTTTCTAAGTTTTGCTCCAGTTTTTGCACCTCCTCCAGCCACACTTCCAAGCTTTGCATCTCCGGCTCCGTATAAGAGTGCATAGATGAAAGTCTTTGCCTGATTTCTTGATTCAAGTCCTGCAAGTTTTTGATTAGTGGTATGAATGTCTCCGTTAATGATTTCATGTGTATAGACCTCGTCGTTCATGTAGTGTGCAAGCATACGTAGTTCTAATCCAGACGCATCAATACCCACCAGCTTATAGCCTTTAGGTACAGTCCAGCAGGATCTGCATTCAACTCCGTACTTTGAGCCAGCATTAGGAACCTGTGCCATGTTAGGGCTTAGGTGCGTCATGCGGCCAGTGATAGTACCATTAGGTATAACAAAGCCATGTACTCTGTCGTCATCCTCAAGGAACTTTAACCATGATTTAATCTGTCCATCTCTCTTCTGAAGCAGAAAGAATTCTTTGATTAACTCAGCTTCGGGTATACCTTCTATCTGACTCAGTGTCTTCTCGTTAACTACAGGTCTATTGTTTACAGTAAACTCTGTAGGCTTCCAACCAAAGTCCTGCAAGTACTCACCAATCTGAACCCTAGAACCAAGGTTAAGTTCTATTGATGTTGTCCTCGTGATACTTAATGGATAGGCATGGTTCTTCTCGTGAAAGAGAGCGTACTCTTCTTCTGTTAACCTGACGCCTTTCTTATTAATATCTTCAGCAGTCTTTGCAATAGTTTTATTCTTGTTGTAGCGAGGGAAGAGTTGTAATTTAATAATCTTAGGATGGAAGACGCTGGTTACTTCCTCCTCGACTACCTGCATCCTTTCTCTAATCTCAGCCAACAGAAGCTCTGCCTTCCTGAAATTAAAATAGAAGCCATACTCTTCCTGCTTCTTCATAATAGCAGCCACATCCTGCTCAAGTTTTATAGACTCAAGAGAGAAGCCGCGACTTTCTTCACGAAGTTTAAAATATGTAGCCGTGTTTAATTCTACATCACGTATACAATAAGTAAGCATCTCACTTGTGTAAGCATCGAACTCTTTAAAGGCCAGCTTAGGAAAGCCTAAGAGTTGACCCCACCTAGCAAGACCATGACCACCATCACGAGTAGGATTAAATAGCCTAGATAGTACCAACGTATCTATTACATTCTTATCCTTAGCAAAGTCAGGTCTATTCATTATTCGTTGTATGACAGGTATATCAAAACCAATAATGTTATGCCCTACTAAATCATCTGCGCTTTCTAAAAAGTCACAGGCTTCTTCCAGCTGTGTAGGTCCGTAGGTATAGATAGTCTTAGTCTCTACATCCTGCGCTACAATGCACCAGATACAAGTAGCATCTAATCCATCAGTCTCTACATCAAAAACAAGTCTGGTCATTTTATTCAAAGCCTAATGGGATATTGTTTTCTGAACCTGATACTTGTATGTCACTCATATCAACCTCAGATAGTCTACCTGTATCGTTGTCATATTGTAAGTGTGTAGCAAGACCAACGTCACCAGTGTAGCGAGACTTTAAAACACGTACACGGGTTGTCGATGCTTCGATAGGGTCAGTTGATTGCTGATTCCTTTCAAGTGAGATAACACAATCAGATAGCTGAGCTATGCTTTGTGAACCTCGCAAGTGACTAAGCCCAGTCTCTACTCCATTCTCGTGACCTTTGTTACCGTCAATCCTACGTAGGTGAGAGACTAATATAATACCAGCACCTGTCTCTTCGATAAGAGTTCTCAGTCTGTGCATGATAGCATCAATGGCTCGCCTTTCGTCACCCTCTATCGTGGTTGATACAAGCATGTGCAAGTGATCAATTACTACCCACTTACAGTCGCAACCAATAATCATGAAGCGTAGCTTACTGAAGATAGCATCAATATCATTAGCTCCAAAGTGAGCATGAATCCAAACACGGTTGAAGTTATCCTTGTCGTACATGATATCGAAGAAGTTATCAAGCTCCTCTTCTGTGTACTGACTTCTTATTCTTTCGATGTGTAGCTTGGCATTAGCTTCGATAGATAAGATACCATCAACAGTCCTTTCAAATGTTTCTTCGAGGGCTATCACACCTACATTGTGGTCAGTGGTTTTAACAAGCCAGTGCTCAAGCTCACGAGTAACACTAGACTTACCAAGACCTGTACCACCTGTTAAGGTTATGAGTTCTCCTAAGCGAATGCCCTCTAGCTTTTCGTTAAGACCTTGCCAAGGAAAAGGAAAAGATATTTTCTTCTCTCTGTTCTTATACTTATCTCTGTTTTCTGAAACACTTAAAACGCCAGAGGGTGTATAAGTTTTAGCATCCCACCAGCATTGTACAAAACGCTTGTGGCCATTAGCTTTCAGTAGATCGTTAGCATCCTTGATCCCTTCAGGCAGTGTAACTATCTTTGCCTTACCCGGCTTCAGCAGCCTAGCCACACGCCTTGCTGCTTCCTTACCTACAGTGTCCATATCAAAAGCAATGACAACAGTACCAAAGCTTTCGAGGAATTCTAAGTTATCCTTAACATCTCTTTCTGCACCGCCTGCACCATTCTTAACGGAGACTACAGGCCACTGTGATCCAAGCAGTTCATAAGCTGCCATAGCATCACACTCCCCTTCTACAAGCGTGACAAACTTACCACCTTGTTTAAACAGCTGCTCACCAAACAGCTTTGACTGTGTTGATATACCCTGCCACCTAAAGTCTTTGTTATTTACAAACCTAGTCTTGTAGGCAATGATATCGTTGTCGCCATAGTACGGGTAGATATGTTTAAAGACATCACCAGCACTATCATGTGTTACCTTAACGCCATACTTCTTAGCAGTTTCAAATGAAATACCTCTATCCTTTAATGCAGCAAACTGACCATCACTTTCTAAGTGAGCAGGGGGTGTAGCTATTTGAATAGACATGCTGTTATCTCTGTTGTTTGTTTGTATGTGATTCTTTATGTATCCATTACACGAAAAACAAAATGCACTCCCATCAGTATTGATAGAGAGTGCATCTGTGCTAGGACATAAAGGACATGGTTGATGCGTTTTAGCAAATGCCATTATCTTTTAATCCTCTGTTGTTACTAAAGCCTTCTCGTCTAGGTTGTTGTTCATTGTTGTTGTGAAGGTTAGCTTAGCTGCCATCAGTACACTTGCTCGCTTATTCAATGAGGAAAGCTCTTGCTCAATCTCAACTAAATAATTAAAGGTGACCTTGGCTTCTTCACTCAACATCTCTACATCATACAAACCATCGTCGTTTTTATATGTGAATTTACTCATATTTAAAATGCCATCCTATCTTCTGTGAATGTTCCTTGCCCATCGCCCTGCTCTACAAGATCCAGAATCTGTACAGCATTCATGCTAGGCCTCTTAATCCTCTTAACCTTACCATAAGTAAGAGGGGTCCACTGTATAGCAACCCTAGAACCGTTGCCAATCTTATAATCTACACGTTTCTTTTCTGTATCAACAACAATAGGTGCCATGTTTGGCGTACCATTAAAGTTAGATGACCACTTATAGAATGTGATAACAGGATCAGGTGTGTACTTACGTGAGCCTGCCTCATGCAAACCAGCATTGAAACCAGCCCTTTGAAACTGTCGAAAGACTTCGTCGCTTACTGCAACATTAACTTCCCATCCAAACTTACCGCTGCCCGGAACTTTTGATTCGTTAAAGTCAGCTACTGGTGTATCAACGTGTGCATAGAATGCAATGCCTTCGATGATTTCAGGGATACCGTCAATAGTTTTCATAAGATACTTCTCCTAATTAATTTTTAAAAGATTTTCATAGCCGTTAGTACACTCACCAAATGATACGGCTACATTATCATTAGGTAAAAAGGTAACCTGCATGGTCACCTTGTCTCTATACATATCACCTTCATATGTATTCTTAAACTTAAGAAGCTCTGCGTGTGTAACAATCTTCATGTCTACTACCACTCTCCTAGCCAGTTTATAAAATCAGGTATAAGATTTATAACATCATCTTGAGAAGCAGTCAAAGGTAATCTTTCTTTTGCAAAGACAATGAACCTTGCCTTGAGCTTCTCACTGGGTTGCTTTGTACCTAAGCTCATTGCAAAAGCATAAGCCCAAGCATCATCAATAAGTTCCTCCATTTATTTATCATCCTGCATTATAACTTTTGCATCCTTACCAAAACAATATATCTTTACTTGACCTCCTTCATCATCTGTGATGGTGATATCTATTGAAGCATACTCATGATCATCTGTTTCTGATGGGGTCTTTACCAACTTAATAGTAGTGGTTCGGTGTACAAAGATAGAATTATTAATAGCCATGTTATTCTCCAAGTAAGGCGTTCCAAGATACTTTTAAATCTTCCAATGACTTTATCACATTATCAATATCAATAGCAACAGCTTTAGTCTCTACCTGTGCAGTGCTATGAGTCCTTTGATTGACTACCCTAGCAAAGGATACAAGACTACCAGTCCAGTACCATGAGGTCATCATAGACTGTGGTAGTACCATCCTTGCTTGCTCAGGACATACACCCATGTCGAGTAGCTCTTTGTATACAGCCTGAAGCCTAAGCATAGCCCTATGGTAGATAGCACCTGCAACACCATTGTGCTGGATAGGTTTAGCAGAAGAGCCTTGCTTAACGTTATCAGCAGCCTTCCTCCATACATCTGGGACATGGAATGTCGGAGGATCACTAACATACCTGCGACTTACCTCATTCCAGACTAAACCTACCTGATGTTTGACCAACTGTCTAGCAACAAACACTGGTGCCTCTACAAGTAGTGTTACCTGCACATGGGCAAAGGGTGTCCAGTGTTGATGTTTTGCTAAGTAATTAATTAGCTTAACGTCCTTGGCGGATAAGACAGACACCTTCTTATCAAAGCTAACTCTAGCACTGTTAACCACAGTAAGGTCGCTGCCCATGTGATCAATATAGTCTACACTACTCATGCTTGGCTAACCATTCATTGTACTCAGAGTGAGCCATGAAGTATTTGAGTACTGTATCTACTGCTTTACGGTACTCAATGTCCTTATCCGGTGTATCATATGAATCCAACTCTAAATGATAGCTCTGTTTAAGGGTTGAAATTACAAGCATATCCACACACTCATCCGTTATTTCAATATTCATCTGAACTCCTTAGTTTATTTTCTATGTTAAATAGGTATTGCGAGTACCGATATACATGCTTATTTACTATTGCTGCCAATACTGGCAATGGTTTTTAAATAAACCCTCAGCCTTTCATTGTCAGTAATCATGAGTGCCATTTCAGCCTCGGCTTCTTTGATTTCCTTGTGTGCCTGTTTAAGCAAGTCCCCTTCTAGGCTGTTAGGCCAGTCCATACTCCCATCTGTTTTGGCAAATGCGTGATGACAGTTTGATAAAAATATACTCATTCGCCTTGATCCTCAAGGTACTTAACCACCACAGCACCCTCACCCCATAAAGCAGCATGCTCCTCTGCTTTTTCTTCAGTGTCAAAGAGCCTAGCGCCTAGCTGGAACTTCACGTCCCCATGTGTAACGAATAGCATCTCATCGTCGAAAGGTATCATCACTGCATACTTCATTATCACTCTGCCTCCACAAACAAGCCATCTCCACGAATCATGATGCGAGTCACTGTCAATGCGTTACATCCCTCATAGATTTTGCTACCGACTTCCACGAATGGCCCACCGCTTGAGTCGAAGAAACCAAGGTCTTCCATATTAATCTCAGCTTCTTCACGACCACCAACACGAATCAAGCTCGTTTCGCTTTCCGGTATGTGGAACTGATACAGGCTGTCTTCTACCTTTGCAAAACTGTACTCAAC